TTTTGGTTTGCCGGGGGGGCCCGGCCCGGGCCCGGCGGCGGGCCGCCCCCCCCGCGGCCGGCCCCTCGATCCGGCCCTCGAGCGCGGCGATCTTGCGCTGCAGATCCTCCTCGCGGCGCTGCAGATCCTGGTCGATCGACGGCTGACCGAGCAGGCTGCGAACCGAATCCGCTCCCGGAATGCGCGGGATCCCGAGCAGGCCGGTCCCGTTTTTGCGCGCGTCCTGGACCGCGGCGAGCTCGTCGCGCATGGATTGCAGACTGCCACCGCTCAGGCGGTTGGTAAATTCGACGGCCTTGGCGATCAGGTCGACGACGTCGGCCCAGTAGCCCTTGATGGTCAAAATGACCGAGGCCAGATCATCCCAGCTCGGCTTGAGCGCGCGCGACAGCCGGTCTTGCGAGAGCTGCAGCTGATCGTCGACCGCCTTGGCGCGGTTAACCAGAGCGTCCGGAAAAATCCCATCCTGCGACGCTTTCAAAGCTTCCATGCTGGCGAGGATCCCATCGGCCGACGTCTTGCCCTGGCGGATCCGATCGACAAACGTCGTACCGAAAAACTTCTCGCCGAGCTCGAGTGATTGCAAATGCTGGCCGACCTGGTCGAGCTCGACCATCGATTTCAGGATCGCCTTGACCTTGTCATCTTGCGACTGCGCATCGCGAAACAGCACCAGGCCGGCGAGGCCCTTGCCGGTCGTCTTTTCGAGCTCGGCGTTATAGACGCGCAGGGCCAGCTCGACATCAGTGATGCGCTCGCCGGCGACTTCCCATTTTGCCAGGTCGATCGGCGCCTTTTCCTTGGTCGCGTTGAAGGCATTCGCCAGCGCATTGTCGAGCTCGTCGGTCGTAACCTTGAGCTTGCGCGCCTCGCCCTCGAACAACTGCAGGAATTGCGGCGACACGGTCAGATTAGCCGACTTGTCCGCGATCGCGACCATCGCCTCGAGCTGATCTCGAGCCGCGCCGACCGCCTCGGAGACCAGGTGGAAAGCTTCATAGGCCGCGAACGCGCGCAAAGCGAGCGGCGCCATCGCCTGCGCCAGGCCTGTCACGGCCGGCACGCCGACCGCCGTGAAGGCCTGAAGCGATCCCTTGATCGCAGGCGAGGCAAAGACGTTTGCGACCTTGAGACCCGCCTCGGTCGTTTCCCTGACCGCGGCCTGAGTAAAGGCTTGAATCTGCGGCTTGACCTTCTCGAATTGATCGCCGGCAAACTTCGCCGCACTTTCGACCGCCGGCCGGAATTGATCGGAATTCGCCACCAACTTGAGCTGCGATTTGGCGAACTGCTTAACCAGAAAATCGGTCGCGTCGCGCGTCAGCGACTTCGCGTCGCCGATGCTTTTCTCAAATGATTGCGTGTCGAGAGCGATCGGCACGCGTAGGGCAGGAACGGCCATCTCAATTCACCGAAACGTTGTGCAGGTTAAGCAGATCATCAAACTCGACGTCTGACATCGCCTCCGGCTTGTCCTCGCTGGCGTAGGCTTCGTTACGACCATCGACATAGGCGACGATTTCCCAGATCGACCAATCCTCGAGCTCGCGCAGCGGCAGCTCGAGCTTGGCCGCGATCTTGACTATTTCGGATCTGCGGACGCGGCCGTCGTCGTGGTGGAGCCGGCTGGCGCCTTGTTTTTTTTTAGATCATCAGCAGCCTGGCCGACCTGGTCATCGGCCGGCACGCCGAACATGGCAGCGCGCATGACTTCATAAGCAACCAGGACGCTATGCGCGAGCGGGTTTTCGTCGACATGCCGGCGCACGGCAGCCATTGCAGCCTCCGGCTTCATGCCGCCGCCGATCAGACCGAGGCGGATCGGCTCGCGCACGTCATTGATCCCCCAGGCGCCGCTCTCGAGGCGCGCCATCACCACGGCAAAGCCAGATTTGCACTTGTCCTCGAGATCCAGGATCAATCCGACCTTGGCGATGCAGAACACGTCCTCTCCGTTCGCCCAGATAATCGAGCGCGTACCCGTTGCACTCATGACTTGATCGCCTCCTCTATCGCCGCCTCGATGTTCTGCCGGATCTCCGGCGCCATCTCGCGATATGTGCTGTAAAAGAACGGCTCGGCCGGCGCGTTGACCGTGCCAAACTCGACGGCGCGCGCGTAATCGTAATTAACGCCGCTACCGGCGCGCACTTCCTTGATCGTTGCGTCGCCGCCGGCCGTCACCTCGAGATCAACGTCGCTCTTGCGTCGTCGCACCTTGACGCTATCGCGCAGCGCGCCGGACTTGACCGGCGCCTTGGCTTTGATAGCCGCAGCAAGCCGGTCAGCCTCGTCCTTAATCGTGCGCGCAAGTTGCTTCTTGACCTTGAACGACAGGCCGGAAAACCAATCCTGCAGCTGATCATCCGGCCGTGCCATCAGGGATTCGCAACCCAGGTGACCTCGCCGTCATTCTTGAACGACAGGTCGACGGTTACTTTGTTGCCGCGCGTGCCGGCGAGCTTGAAGCTGGTCAGCTTGAAGGATCCGGCATAATGACCGAGATCGGCGTGATCGAGCTTGATCTGCATGTTTTTTCCACCAGCCGACATAAACCAATCGTTCCACTTATCGAACGACTCGACCGCCATCACGCCGGTCCCGGATCCGCTCGCCGACAAGCCATTGATGTCGGTCGCCTCCCAGGCCGGCGCCTCCGGATCTAAGCAATCCGGCAGCAACGTCGTATTGGTCGAGGCCGACAGGTCAAACGACTTAGTCGTCAGGCCGCACGGCTCGGCAAAAATCTCAGGGCTGGCACCATCGCCAACGAGCAACAGCAACTTGGTTCCGGGCAGAACAGTCGGTTTCGCCATGATCTTTCCCTTTCACTGGAAAATGACCGCAGAGGATCCGCGGCCTGGTCGTCGCGCGCATGGCGCAAACTAGGTTGAGGCCTCGAGCAGCGCGCGAAACGTGAGCGCGCCGTGCCGCGTCTGCCCGTCCGGATCGCGCATGTAGAGCGCGCTGGACAATTCAAAAACCGTCACGTTGAAGCCGTCGACGGTCAGCGCCTGGTCGTCGAGCGCAGCGATCACCGCGGCGCCAATCTGCTTGGCCTCGGCATACCCGACCTTGCGCGACCAAACGTCGATCTGCAGCACGATCTCGACGCCATCGATGCATTCGGCCTTATCGGGCAAAACCTGGCCGTCGCCGAGCGTCACCAGCGGATAGGTCGGCGAGCTCGGCACCTGGTCGTAAACGCGCGCGCCGACCGCGGCCGGTAGCACGCCGTCTGCGCGCAGCGCCTTGATCAGCGCATCCTGCAGCGGCAGGCTTGGATCGCTCATTGCTGCTCGAGCTCCTCGACGATCTCGCCGGCGCCGGCGGCGACGATCGCGCGCGCCTGCACTTCCGGAACGCGCCGATAGGTGACACCGGCGCGATATTGGATGAAGGCCCGCGCGTTGGCGCGGAACGAATAGTCGCGACACACCGAAACCGTTTTCATGCCGCAACCCCCGACTGACACAACAGCTCGAGCCATTGCCGGCGGTCATCCGGATCGACCGGCCCGGACTTGATCTCCCAGATCCGCCCGCTGCGCATGTCGCGGATCCGCCAATCGGTCGTCACGGCCAGCGTCACTGCGCTGCGCCGGACCGTGATGGTCGCGGTCTCCTGGCCCTGCAGCCGCGCCGCGAGCACGGTCTCGCCGCCGAACCTGACGCGCACCTCGCCGGCGCACTCGAAATCCGGCGTATCCGAAAATTCGCCCTCATTGTTGCCATGACCGTCGCTCGCAACCGGGCGGCGAAAGAAGCCGAGCCGATTGCGCAGATCTCCAGCGCTGGTCATGTGCGCCGCCTGAAAGCGAATGAACCGATATCCTCGCGGCCGAGATCGGTCTCGATCGTATTCATCGCCGCCAGGTCAAAGCCGCAGGCCTCGAATGTCCGGATCAATCCCTCGCTGGTGAAATACCAGACGTGCTCGTCTTTGCGAAAATGCTTCGATCGCAGCACATGCTGCGCGCTAGTGAAGATCGGCACCGAGACGAACGCCCAGGACTGCACGCGATCGAGCAGCGCCCGGAAATCCGGGATATGCTCGAGCACGTCCCAGAACGTCACCGCAGGCACGCGGCCGCCATAGGGATCCATCCACAGCGACCGCGCTTTAAGCCAACCGATCGCGACCGGGTTTACATCAAATCCAAACGTATTCGGCCGCCCGCTGCTCGCCTCATTGCGCCGATCGATGAAGGCGCCCGAACCGATGCCGATGTCGACGACGGCGCCGGCGAAGTGCCTATTGACGAAATCGACCCGCGCCTGCATCAGCGCACGCCCGATTTCCGTATCGGCCTGGCGCTGGTAGCGCTCGAAATAGGCCGCGTCATACGGCTCGGCGCCGGCCTCGACCGGATAAAAGCCGACGCCGAGTTCCGGCCACCAGGTCAGGCGGCGCTCGGCGCAAGCGTCGAAAAAGGCAGGCCGAGCCGCTGGCGGAACGCCGACCATTGCGCGGCGAGATCCGGAATCGTCTTTTCGCAACGATGCATCATGTTGTCGCACAGACAGAACTCCCGAGGTTTTGCAAAAGCGATCCGCGACAAATTCATGCGCGGATCCGTGATGACACGCGGCGCATTGTGGCCGCCGTGCCCGCCCAGAACGATGAAGGCCGAACGATGCAGCGCGATCGCCGCCGGCACGATCCAGCCGACACCGCCGACAACCACGTCGGCGGCCGCGACCAGGCCGAGCAGCTCGCGCAGTGCAAGCTCGCCTTTGAGGTGCGCCTCATGATGCGGCGGCATCGCGCCGTCGAGCCATTCCCTGCCGACAGCAAGATCCGCAACGACGACGACGTGATGCGTCCCCATCAAATCCGCCGCGACCTCGGCGACATATTCCGGCCGCGGGTTGCGTGCTTCGTTGCGCCATTCGCCGCGCACGGTCACCGGCCGCACAACGGCGATAGGCCGATCGGATGCGATCGGCGACGCCGCCATGCGCGGCAGATCCCAGCTAGGCGCCGGCAGCGTCACGCCGATCGCCGCGACCTGGCGCTCGAGCGCCGCGACGATCGAGCCGCGCGCGAGCTCGGCGTGACCGTAGCCGAGGCGGATCTCGCGGATCCCGCTCGGCGGCGTCGACCATCGTGAGGCGCGCTGCCGATCGACGTTGCGCATCTGTGTGCGCAAATTGCGCTTGCCGGCAACGAACCACAGCGGCAGATCCTCGAACAGCTCAGGCCACGGCGTCTCGAGCCAAACATCGTATTTCTCGGCGCAGGCACGCACAAACGGCCTGGCGAAAATGTTATCGCCGAGCCCCCACTGACCGCGGATCAGCAGCGACGGTTTCACTACCCCTCGCCTTCCGGCTTAGAGGTGATGACCTGGCCGACGTCCAAGGATCCGCGCGAGGATCCGTCGCCATCGTTTGGGCCGACATTCGAGCTCCCGGTCATGCCCTCGACCATGTCGCGCAGCTCGCGGCCGTAATGCTCGAGCTCGCCGACATGCGCCTTTGCAGCGGCGTGCGCCTCGTCGATCGCGTCGAGCGCAACGTCAAAGCGCTGGCCGGTCGCCGCAATCCCCGCCTCAGTCTGCCTAGCTCGCGCCAGGCGGCCTTTGAGGCCGGCGAGCTCGATCGGCTTTCGGATCTGCATTTCGGAATTCTCCACTAGCTGCGGGTTGCGCTCGATCATCACCAGGCGCAGGCGCAGATGCGCGATCGCGACCAGCGCCTCGAGGCGATCCATTTCACGTCCTGGACTTGGCCCGGATCCTGATCCTGACGGCCTGGTGCATGGTGCGGCCGCCTGCCGTAGTGACGCTGCTGACGACCAGGTAAGAGCGCCGATCGGCGCCGCCCGACAGCCAGACCACCGCCCCGCTCGCACTGCGCGAGGACTCGTCGCCGACGATCCCCGGCGGAATTGTGAACGTCGACGACGCGATCGCGTCGCCCTCGAGCCTGGCCGACCAATCGATCGTAAAATCGAGCCGCTCGGCCGGCTGCTTGTTCGGCCAGCGCACGCCGCGGCCATCAGCGCGCGCCAAAACGCGCCGCAGGCTGGACGCCGGCGCCGCGCTCATCAGCGATAGATCCTGAGCTGGCCGAGCAGCGCCTCGGCCGCGAGTGGAACGACCTTGAGATCGGTCTCGGCTGAGGCCTCGCGGTTGCGATACCAGCTGGCCGCGATCATCAGCACGGCCTGGCGCGCGCGCGGCGGAAAGACGAGCTCCGGATCGTCGCCGGCGCCGGTCATGTTCGGATCCTGGTCGAAACCCGCCTCGATCTGGATCTGCACGGCGTTGGACGTGTCGGCCTTGATCTGCGGCCAGGTGAACGCATTGGAAAAGTGCAGCTCGGCGACGCCGAGCCTGGTCCGTTCCCAGCGATAGAGCGAAGCCTCGACGGTCTGCTCGGCGCCGGCGGCGTCGAGATAGGTGACCGCAATATCGCGGACCGGCGCGAGCAGCACGTGCAGGCAATCCGACCACCAGTCGCAGCGTTCGATGCGCCAGGTCGAGCGCCGCAGCGTCAACCCGGTCCGTTCGGCGACGAAATCGATTGCCGCGTCGAGGAAGATCTCGAGCTGCGCGTCGTCATCGTTGAAGTCGTCAGCCTTGACGTGCTTTTTCAGCTCGTCGAGCGTAACCGGCCGGTCGTCGGCCTCGGCGATGACGTCGATCAATTTGAGCATTGCAGCGCCTCGGTCAAAGACATCTTCGGAAAAGCCTCGAGCGCGGAAACAGCGCTGGCGTTGATGACGGAAACGCCGAGCTCGGCCAGGCGCGGCGCGGATCCGTCAATGATGAAGCGCCACCTGGCGATGTTGGCGCCGTTTGGATTGTTGAGGCCGCCGCAGTGCCTGCCGTGCCAATGGATGCCGCGATCGAGCCGCATATCGAATCCAACCAGGATCAATTTCGTCGCGCCACATTGCACGGCGAGGTTGATCGCCTGAAAACCGGAATTGCCGCCATCGCCGAGGATCCCAGGCAACCCGACCAGGATCTCATCACGCCCGCGCGCAATCCCGACCTGGCGCAATCCCTCAAACGTGGCGCAGGCAGCGGCGTCATGCGTCAGCCTCAACCCCGCGAACGTCGCGAGGCCCTGCCGTGCGCGCCACCAGGCGCCGTCGCACGCATAGGCGATATCGGCGTCGGGGCAGAGGCGCCAGCTGTCATTGATGCCGATGACGCGGACGCCCCGAGCTCGGCCGGCGAGCTCGCGCTCGGCGCCGGCGGCACTAGGCCCAGATCCGAGGATGATGGCGCAGTCGCCGCGCCAGGCCGGCAGGTCGCCGGCGATAAAGTAGGGCGGCGCGCACCGTGCGCAGCTGCGTCCCCTTGTATCTCGCTGACCAGGCCGCGCTGGATCAGCTGCCGCGCGTGCCAGTCAGTCAGGTCGAGCACCTGGCCGGCGCGGACCTTGCCCATGTCGTCGAGAAATTCGCGGGTTGCGGTTACAAGCATTGTTGCCATCCGACCTTAGAGAAGCGCGAGCGGCACGAATGCCGCCCGCATTGTCGGGATCAAGATCAGACGTTGCCGAAATCGCCGTAGGTCAGCGCCAGCGGACGCTTGACCGCGAGCGCGAGACGCTTCTCGGCGCGGACCGTGTACATATTCTTGATGAAATTATCCTGGTTCTCCGAGGAGACCGCGACCTCGGCATCCATCCGATCATAGATGGTTGCGGCCATCTTGAACGCGCCGACCAGGAATTTGTCGACGGTCATCGCCTGCGTTTCGGCGACCGGCAGACCCCAGAGCGACGGCCCTGCGAGCGAACGCGGGTTCGCCCACAGATAACGATCCTGGCCGTCCTTGGTCAGCTCGATCCGCGCCCAATCGGACGGATTGAGCACCATGCCATCGGCCGGAAACTCGGCGAGCGAGGCCTGCAGCATCGCCAGGCGCAGCTGGTCGATCATGGTCGCGCCGGTCAGGACAAACGGCGCATTGTACGCGGTCGCATTGGTGATCAGGCCCGACAGATGCTCGCCAGTGCCAGAGCCCGACAGCAACTCGGCCTCCTCGACCAGGTCGAGACCATAACGCAGCTCGCTATCGATCTCGGTCTGCAGCTGCGCCGCATCCTCGAGCGCCTGGCGCGAGACGTTGATCCAGTGCGCAATGGTGCGCACGGGAACGTCGGCCTTGGCCCAGGTGTAGTCGGACTGCGGCTTGGTCCCGCCCTCGGTCACGACCGCGGCGTTATTGGTGCGCGTGACCTGCTTGGCATATTCGACCATGTTGCTGGTCGTGCGGCCCTGCGTCAGCAGAGCGCGCACGGTCAAGCGCCGGCGCGCGAGCTCGACGATCTCTGCCTGACGATCGACCGTGATCAGGCCGCCCGCAGACGTCGACAGCGACGTGATCTGCTGATTGACCTGGATCACCACGCTGCCCTTGGCGCCGCGCGTGACGTAGTTCTTGAGATCGTCATGCACCGCGATCACCTGGCCGGCCGTCTTGGCCTGCTCGCGCTGGCCCTGGCGCAGCGTGTCGGCGATCTTCTGCTCGATATCGCGATTGCGCGTCTCGAGCTCCTCGAGCTTCTGCGTCAGCTTGGTCTGCGCATCGCCGAGCTGGCCGACCTGGCTGATCAGCTTGTCGGCGGACTGCTTGACCTCGGCCGACAACGTGCCGCTGTCCTTGCTCTGCTTGAGCGCATCCTCGGCCGTGCGCTTGACGTCGCCCGAAATCCGCTCGAGCTCGGCCTTGACCTGGCCGAGAAGCTTCTCGACCTCGGCCGGATTCGGCGCCTCGTTGCGGACCGAGCCGACGACAGCGGACGGACGCGGCGCGGCGAGCATCGCGGCGAGCGCCGTCGACGCCAGGACCGCAGATTTGAAAACATGGTGTCGCTTGGACATCTGGAAACTTTCCCTGTTTGGATGATGTTGCGGAAAACGCGAAACTAGATGGCTTTCATGCGGTCGAGCAGGTCATTGACCTGGCCGATCACGTCGACAGCGCCTGGCGTGTCGGTTGCAGCAGCGTCGCGCGTGCCGCCTTTCATCGCCTGGACAAGGTTGCGCCGCTCGGAACGCGGCACCCCTGCCCTTGCGAGGATCTCGTCAATCTTGAATTCGGCCTTGAGCGCCTGGCCGGCGGCCGCCTTGGCCGTCTCGGTCACGGCATCGGCCGGCAGGAAACCATCGGCGAAATTCTTGTCGACGGCCTCGGTCCCGCCGATCCATGTCTCGCGGTCGAGCATCTTGGCGAGCGCCTTCGGCTCGAGGCCGGTCCGCGCGGCGTAAATGTCGACGGCGACCTGGTCGAACGGCTCGAGCCAATCGGCCGCCTCGCGCAGCGCATTGCGATCGCCCATCGCGACGATCCAAGTGTTATGGATCATCAGGAAGCCGGCACGCGCGATCTGCACCTCGTCGCCGGCCATTGCGATGACAGAGGCGGCCGAGGCCGCGACGCCGAGGATCTTGACCGTCACTTTCGCCGGATGATCGCGCAACAGATTGTAGATCGCCAGGCCCTCGAAATAATCGCCGCCTGGCGAATTGACGTTCACGACGACGTCGCGCTTTCCGATATTGCGAAGGATCGCCGAGATCTTGGCAGACGTGATGCCGTTGCCCATCCAATCCTGGCCGATCACGTCGAGGATCGAGATCGACGCCGGATCCTCGCCGCCGTCCGCGGCCTTGACCTCCGGCCGCCAGCGCTCGAGCGCCTTCGGCGTGATCACCGAGCGCAGATCGCCGCGGACGTTGAAGGATGCTTTCGGCAGGTCGCGGTTGCTCATTGCTTCGCCTCGCTGTTGATTCCGAGCCAGGCGAGCATGGCTGCCCGCGCCTGGCTGGCGCCGCCGGCCTGCTGGCCGAGCTGGTCGAGCGGCACCAGGTTTGATTGCGCCGTCAGCTTGTCGCCGCCGGTCCGCGCCGGCAGGTTGAGCTTGCGCCGTCCTTCGTTGCGATCCATCAGGCCGTTTTGCGTCATCTGCGACAGGAACGACGCCTTTGCCGCCGCATCCATCTGCAGGAACGCCTCGCGGTTGAATTCCGCATAGATCCGTCGCTGGTCTGCCGGCGCAATCAGCTGCTTGGTAATGCGACGCTCGATCCGCTCGCAGATCGGATTGATGCCGAGCGCGAGCCAGGCGAGGAACGTCTGCTCGACGCCGGATCCGAACATGGTCTGCCCTTCCGGCGCGTGTCCGATGATGATCGGCGGCGTGCCGGTCCAGCGGCAGACCTCCTCGATCGAAAAGCGCTGCTGTTGCAGCAGCTGCGCGTCGACCGGGTTGAGCTGCAGCTTTTCGAATTTGAGCCCGCCCTCGAGGATCATCAATTTTCCGGCGCGCTCGGATCCGGCGTAAGTCTGCATTATCTTGTCGAGCTGATCCCGCTGCGGATCCGTCAGCACCTGCTCGGACGTCAGCAAACCGGCGGAGTGCATGCCGTTTGAAAAAAGCTTTCCCGACGTTTCAAACGCCGCAATCGCGGTCGAGAACGTCTGCACGCCATAGCGGATCGCCGATAGCCCGCAATCGCCGCCGAACCCAAAGCCCTTGACGTGAAAAACCTTCTCGCGCGGCAGCGTGTAGCTTTTGCCGCGATCTGAATATTTGAAGGTCAGCACGCCGTCAGCATCGCGATGCGGATATGCATTCGGCAAGATGTTGAGCGCCGACACGCGGCGGCCGATCGACGAGACCTCAGAGCAGGCATCGCCATTGACCAGCAGCCAGGCGACGACCGATTCCCAATATTCCAGCGACGTCTGGTCGACGTTCGGACTTCCGGACAGAATGTCGCCGAGCTGATAATCGACCGAGATCGGACTGCCGCTCGCCTGCTTTTCAAAGAACTGCAGCGGCAACGTCGAGACGGCCTGCGCCGTGACGCGAACGCATGCCCAAAACGCCGCAAGCGACATCGCCGTTTCAACCGTGACGGCCTTGCCGGCGGCGCCACTGCGGCCGGCAAAGCGCGCCCAGCCGCGACCATCCTCGAGCCGCAGGCGCCGCTCTTTCGCGATCTCGTCGCTGACAGAGGCATAAACGCGATAGACGCTCGCCGCGGCTTTCGCCGCTGTCCAGGAGAAAAGCCCCATTGATCAGACCACCATGACGGGTTTTGCGAGGAAAGCGTCGAGGTTTTTGCGGCTCGACTGCGGATTCCAGCTCATGAGGATTCCGGCCTGCAGCAGCGCGATCAGCGGATCGATTTTGGCGCGGCCGGCCTGCTGTTTCGTGATCATGTCGGCATTGCCGCGCTGCTCGACCTTGGCATTGCCGACAACCCAGCTCATCAGCGCCTGGTCGGCGTGCCAGAACGTGCCCTCGGCCAGCTTCATGTCGATTCCGTAGACCGCCGGCGCCAGCGCCGGACCCTGCAGCAGCCGCCGCAGCATTTTCTCGGTCACACCGGCGCCGAACAGGCACTCGAACAGCGCCGCGGCCCGGTTCGGATCGACGCCGGCGGCGTTTTCCTCCGGCAGCAGGCCGCTCGCGACGACGCGCGCGGCGTAGCTCGCAAGGTCGGCATGCGCGGCGCCGATCTCGAGGATCTTAAACGATCCCTCGTTTTGAAAATCCTCGAGGTGGCCGGCGATATCTGCGCGACGCTTCAAAACGATCGGATCTGCCCAGCCATAGGACCACGACAGCCAATGGCGCGTCCCCTTCTCGCGACCGATCACGGAAAATCCGAGCAGGTCGTCGCGGCCGCCGCCGTCGGCGCCCATCGTCACGACTTCGCTGCGCGCGAGCAGTTGCTCGAGATCGAGCTTTTCGATGACCTGTTGGTCCCAGAGATCGGCGCCGCTCCATCCATCGTCGGCCGTTCCCGTGCCGATCTCGACGTTGAGGTGCTGCGATGCCCAGACCTTGACGGCCTCGTCGCTTTTCTCGCGCTCGGTCGAGAACTCGGCGAGCATCGAGTCAACCGTGATCGGCCGGTTGATGTTCGGCATGACCATCGGCCAATATTCCGGATTCATCCAGCGCGGCTCGACGCCGGCGCGCCGCTCCTCGCGCGTCAGCGTCGCGATATCGCGCGGCATTTCGTAGAGCAGCGGCAGCGTCGGGCGGATAATCTTCCCGCGGTAGAGCCCATCCCGCACGTTGCGAACAAACTTCAATTCGCTTTTGAACGCGCCGGCCGGCGCCTCGTCGCTCTGCGTCGTGGTGATGACCAGGACGCCTTCCTCGGTCTTGTCGAGGCCGCCGCGGATCTGTCGCATCACGCGCGATGTATGCGCGCGCTTGCCGAGCAGGTGCAGCTCGTCGAGCAGCACAAAGATCAGCGCCATCGCGCCGGTTAGAATCTTGAGATCGAAAGAGGCGATCATGATCTCGGATTTCGTGACGAGATCCTCGATCGTCTTGTCATAGTCGCGCGGCTTGAAGCGCCGGCGCAGATCCGGCGACTCCTCGATCATGCCGACCGCCTGCTCATAAGCGCGATCGGCGACGGCCTGCGTCTCGCCGATAAACAGCGCTGTCGCGCGCGGCCGGAAGTTCATCAGCAACGCGACCAGCATCAGCGCGGCGGAATAGGTCGTTTTCGACGACCCTTTCGGTACCAGCGCGAAGAAATCGCGGATCATCCTGACGCGGTTGACCGGATCCCAGCTGCCGAACACGGCGCGCACCAGGTCGCGAAACCATTGACCTGCGGCGTCGCCGAGGCGCGGCATTCCTGGAACGTCGGGCAGCTTGATCTCGTCGAAGAATGCGAGGCCGTCAGCGGCCTCGCTTTCGAACAACGGCAGATCCGGCATCAGCGATTGGCCGGCGCGCAAGCGCGCTTCCCAATCCGGGCACGAGGTATCCCAGGGGATCATCAGTTGAGACCCTGCTGCCGACGCGCCATCAGGTCGCCAAGCGTCGTGCCGGCGTCAGGCGTGCGCGCGTCGACCTCGGCCTGCTCTTTCTTGCCGAGCTTAGGCGCCTTGACCGGCTTGTCCGCCGGCGCCGGCTTTTGCGGCTGTTGCGTCTGGCCGTACAGCATCAGGTCGTTACGCTCGAGGTACTTCTGGAATTCCCGGATCGCCGAGACGTTGCCGGCGTTGACGCCCTCGAGCAGCTTGACGCCGAGCTGAGCGACCAGGCGATCGCGCGCCACGTCCCGAAACTTGAGCTCGGAAAAATAATACTTCCGCAGCGTCGGTCCCGTGACGTAAAGCGCGGCGGCGATCCGAGGCGGCGACCAGCCGAGCGCGACTAAGAGGCTGACACGATTCCGGTTTTGCTGCGTCGGCACGTGTTGCGGCCGACCGCGCTCGCCCCAGTTGGACGGCACGGGATCACCAAACAGGTCGAAAACTTCAGCCATAACGAAAAAAAACCTGCGAATGAG